TTCTATAGTACCTAAACTATTATAACCCCCATATTGGGAAAATTTTTCATGATCTTTATTAAGAATAATGTCTGTTACCCTCCCAACTATTGATGGAGATTGTTTTCTGGATTTGGTGATTTTTTTATTTTGTCCAATACCTGTTTTCTTAATCATTAATCTTCTTTTTTAGGTGGAGGTGTTAGTTTTTTTATGTCATTTAGAAGTTGCTCTCTTTCCTCTTCACTTATACCAAACCCACTGTCTTCATTTCCTTCATTAGCAAATATACGTTGGAATATAGTAGCTACCTTAATTAAAGCTTCATCATTTTTCAAACCTAATTCCATATATTCTTTAATTAAAGGAACAATTAAAGTTGCATCACCTATGTCTTGTACTAGGGGTTTTAATTCTGTGATTAAAGCAGTTATTTGATCTTCTTTTTTCTTTTGATTGTCATATATTTCTTTAAGAAGTGAAGAGTAGGTTTTTTTCCCAAATATTTTTTTATCTAAATTACTCATAATTATGGGTTAATGGTTGGATATAAATATAGGTAACCTATACCTCCTCAAATAGTTTATATCCATTGTCAATGTAGAAGATATAATTACTTCTAAAAATTTCATATAACTTATCTGCTATTTTAGTAATTTTTGGAGTTTTTACTTCTAAATTAGATAGGGCTAGAATTTCTCTAATTTGAACATAAAGTGCTTTTTTATTAAAAATATCAATATTTTCCCTTTTTCTAAATAATTCTAATATAGAGTCAGCTATTATAGCATCATTACCTTTAGGAAATAATACTGTAAAGTTATCTTCAATGTAGTTAATATACTCATCTATAAATTGAGAAAGTTTATCTATAGATTGGCTACTTTCAGAAAAGTAAGAAAGATTATTTTCTTTATATAAATCATCAACTGGGGCATTGTCTATTTTCTTTTGATAGTTAGTTTTATTATAAACTATAAGCCAATTTTTTGTTATAGTGCCAAAATAAGAAAAGGCTTTGGGGGGTGAAAGTTTTTTAAGTTTAGCCATACATTCAATACTTATACCCTCTAGAGTTTCAAGAAAATTGTTAATTTGACTTTGAGTAATTCTATCAACATCACCTACATAATTAACAAAGTCTCCAGTATATTCTTCTTCAAATTCCTTTATAATTATTTTATTTAATTTATCTTGTATGTTATTCTTTGGAGAGAATTTATGAAGTCTATCAAGCAACATAGTTATAATTTCATGCTGTAAATGCTCTAAATTGTTTACTTCAGTGTGGTAGAATTTAAAAGTATGAATTATATTTTCTGTTAATTTAAAGAGAGGGTAATGTATCTCTTTTCTATAGATATTACTTCTAATTTCTGGGTTGGACTCATTATTATAGGCTATAATAGCCATTTCTGTCTCCTCAGTAAAGTAGTTTTTTGATTTTGGTTTTCTTTTTCTAGTCACAATCACTTTAGTCTTCTTAATTGAAAATCATTTAATATATTTTGAATTTGTTTTACAGATTTAAAGAAAAATCCTATCTCATCATCAGATTTAAATGTTCCTTTATGATCTATTTCTTGAAGCTTCTTATCAGATACTTCAATTACTTTAGAGATTTTATCTAAATAATCTAAATACCCAGCAAGTATGTCTTCCTGTTTTTCATTTTTTCTCATTAAATTAAAAGTTGTAAAAATAAGAATAATTAATAAAACTGATAGGGATGAGATTAGGATTATTTCTATCATATTAAGTCTAATAAATTTTTAAGATTATTACTACCTACAGAGCCTAAAGCTTTAGTTTTTGAGGGTGTTTTTTTCTTTAATTTAAAGTTTTCTTCTTTTTCCTTAGTTTTACCAAATTTAGGAAGCCATTCTTTTTCAAATTCAATTCTTGACGCCATTAAATCGGCTTGATGAATTATAAATATTAAAGAAGTACGTGGTTTTAATTCCGGCATGTAATTTTTTAGATAAGGCTCATTAGCGGGATCATATAGTCCATCATGAAGTCTAATTGATAACCATTCGTTTTGCGTTAATTTAATGTCATTATCTACTAATAGCTTAATTGATCTTTCTGGAACTGACATATAAGCAATAGAGTCATTAAATTTATACATTTCACCCATATTCTTCTTTCTCCATTCATCATTTGAAGGTATATGGGCGTAGTTATCTTCTTCTCCTAATTTACCTAAATCATGATTTAATGCTGAAAATACTAATTCTTCAGTTGTGTAATTTTCTTCACATTCAAAGTCTAACCATACTTTATTTAAAGCTAAAGCACCTTTAACAACTCTATTAACGTGCTCTACATATCCTCCTGGAAATGCATTATGGTATGCTTTTTTATGTGAAGCAGGCATAAACATAATTTCTTCTTGGTGTTTTAAATAAAAATTAGTGAGTTTTTCCCTTCTAGGCTCTGAGATATAATCTTCAATATACCCCAAAAACTCATCAAAATTATCTTGAATTTCTCCTGCAGTTAATTTCATATTATTCTCTTTCTATTATATCATTAATATCTTGCATTAATTCAGCAATTTCCTTCTGAGTAGAGTTTATTTTTTCTTTAGTTCCACCCCTATGAATTTCCATATCCAGTTTTCTGAGGAGACCATTTAATGTCTGTAGGCGTGATTGTAGTAGTTTTTTATTTCTCATCTATTCTTAAGTTTTTGGGACCCCGTCTTATCAACTGTCACCTTTTTTTTTAGTTAAATTTTTAGAGTTATCTCTAAACCCGTAATACTAATATAGTAAATTAAGAATTGGAAGCCAAACTATCTTTAAGAAAGGTTTCTATATTGTAGAGGAAACCACATTTTTCATAGTCTTCATAGTCTTCAAAGTAACTTATTGCGAATTTTAAGGATGTTAATAGATACTCAGTTTCTCTAAGTAGTAGACTTTCTTTCCAATTTATATCTTCTAAATTACAATCTTTAATATAATCCCAGGCTCTATAATAAGCAATATACTCCCCAGTTTCCTCAATTTCCTTCAAATCAAAATCAACATCAGATTTTTTAAAAATATCTATTACTTGAAATTTTACAGCTGATTTTATATTTAGAATCATCTTTTCAAACATGCCAATTTTATATATGGGAGTGTCTTTTATGTTTAAATCATCAATCACATTAAAATTTTGATTGGTGAAGAATTCTTCATCATCATCAAATATCCCAAATATTTTATTAATATCCATGATGATAAATATGATGACTTCCTATTAATTAAGCAAATTATTTTAAAGAAAAAGCCCCTAATTGGGGCTTTAACATTTATTAATTGGATCTATTATGAAACGTAATCTAAAGCTAACTTAAATAATTTTGAATTAACTTTTATATCTTGTTTGAAGTTTTGGATTTTTCTAGCTTTTCTAGCTTTACCAGCTGCTTTATATTCAAAATCACCTTCAATAACTCTTTCTTGAACCACATTAAAAATTGACCATAAATCACTTCCTTTATCTTCATTTCTAACAGGTTGTAGAAGTTGCATTACATCAATTTTAATTCTCTTCATTTCTTTTTTTGTGAATCTAGCTAGAAGAGCATTTTTAGCAAAGTCAAGTGCTTTTTCTTGGCTCATTTCTGTTTCTTTCATTTTATTCATACTCTCAACAGTTAGGGGAAGTTGTTCAACCATTCCTCTAATATTTTCTTGTAATTCTGAAAATGTATAACCCATATGTCTCATTTTTACACTTTCAAATGTTTCAGTTGAAATAACCAATCCATTTGAACAAATCATTCTAAACAATCCAGCTGTAAATTGGAAGGCATTTTTACCATCGTGGCTATTTGTTAGTAGAATTTGTGGATAAACTGTATCATTATTTTCTCCATTAATTACTACATCTGGATTTCTAAAGATAACTAAATGCTTTTGAAAGCCCTTTGTTGCTGCTTTTCTAGCTTTAACTTCTTTACATTCAACTACCCCCCAACCTAATGACTCCATGTCATTAATAACTTTAGTTGTTGGAATGTGAGTGTAGTGTTTTGATACTTCCTCTGAAGGTGCTTCAGTGAAAATTGAAGGTGCTACTCGTCTCATATGGCCCCTATTCATAAATTTTAACTCTTTGTTATTACTTGTAATCATATCTTTATATTTAATTAATTATTATACTATAAATAT